ATCAAATAACTTGCTTTTGCTTGAGAATCTGCTTGAGAATCCATTCCAGGGCCCATGATTAAATAATCAACTTGAACTTCATCTTTATTTGAGAACTTTTCATATGAAGTAATAAGGTCTCCAAGAGCAGCTTTCATTCCACCTGAAGCAGAATAGTCAACACCTCCACCTAGTGCATAAGTTACGTTTCCAATTGCACTAAAAGTTACATCCTGTGCATTCGCTCCCCATAGTCCATTTGCAGTTGTGATTGGAGTAAATGATGCCGATGCAACACCGGAATAAGTAGTAAATCCAGTAGCTCTTGGTGCAGTTCCCCAATAAGAATCTGCCGCGCTTGATGGATTCCCTCCCGCATAAACTTGCGATGAGAAATCTGCAAGATATTGTTCGTACCAGATCTTTTGCGGAGAATTTACTGCAGAAACTGAATCAAGTGCTTTCGATAGACTTAAATGCTTCTCAAGAATTGTTCCTTGATTGCCAGTAATGGTTCCTAAGTCATCAACTACAACTACGTGAATTGCGTCATTTTTGCCGTTTCTATCAAGAGAATATCTATTTGAAACGGGTTTTGGTGCAATTGACTTCCAGTAAATAGTCGTGTTAGTTAATCCTAAAGTTTGTTGATTATACCAATCAGAGACTGAAGCAACTGTCGCACTTCCAGTAGAAATACCTGAAGAGTTGATAAAGTTAATTGTTTGTGCTGCTGCAAACGCTGCTGTAGATGATCCCTCCGCGTAATTAATTCTAGTCTCCGTTCCGCCGGAAGATACTCTTGATGTAATTCTTACTGTGATATTACTGTTGCTATTTGTTGCATCAGTAGTAACACCGGTGATAATTCCTTTTAGATAACCAGTAAATAGAGAAGTAGATCCGGATCCAGCAAGAACTGTTGATGTAAGTGTTGTTGTTACTCCATAACCAATTGCTGCTCCAAGAGCACCTGGGTTTGTTGTTGTGATACCAATAATTTGATCTCCCAGATCATCAATCACGCATACCTTTAAGTTATTTGCCCAAGATCCTGGATTCTTAGCAGCAAACGTAAAATTGTTACCGTCTGAGTGATTATTGATATAATCATCATAATTATCAATATCTAAAGATGTTGTATATGCAGCACCAACACCAGCATTGGCATTATTGAGAGATGACCCACCAGTTCTTACGACTTTAAGAACACCACCATATGAAAGGAAAGATGATGCACTCATCCAGTATTCATACTGGGAGTCTGTTGAAAGTGGTTTGCCAAATACGTTGATTAAATCTTGTTCTGTAGTAATATCAATTGGAAAGTCAACTGGTCCGATTGGGAAGGGTCCTGCAATCGCACCGATATTATCTAAGACATTATCAGCTCTTCCTACTGTTAAATCAACCTCTCTGACGAGTACGCCTGGAGATAATTGAGGAGTCGCCATGTTTTTCTCCGTGAAGTCTCAGTTTATCTAAAAAATATTTATTAAAAAGTTACTTTTCGCGGGGGAAATGTGACGTGAACAAATTACCAGTCAGGATATTCCCATTTATCAAAAACACTACTTTTTATTCTATTAGTGACAATGCGTTTTACTGTACAGTCTTTACATTCATATGAATATGATGATGCAACTGGACCTCTATCTTTGCGTGTTCTGTAAAACCCATCTATAAGATTTTTCATTTCCCCACATACTCTACATTTTCTATCCACAAGTAACAAATGACTCAATTTTATTTGTTTGTCTAGATCCATCAATTATACTCCCACATATAAGCCATATCTCCATATTCATCAACAAACCATCTATCGCCATCAACGTCAACAAAACTACTACTATCTAAACCGTCCGAAATAAAACCAAATGGAGACATATCTTGCTCTATTTGATTTTTTTGTTCTTCATATAATCTTTTTCTAACATCTTGATCAGTAAGTTCTTTAAAATAGTCCTGTGCTACTAACCAGGCATAAATTACCAAACACATAGCAAGATCATCATTACAACCCTCTTCAGCTTCAAATGAATTATGTTTTTGAATAAAAGTTGTAAGTTCACTTATAATATCATAGTCGTTTAGGAAAAGTTTATTTTCCTCTACCATAGTCTTTAAATTAAGACATCCAACTTTTTTAACCGTTTTGGACATCTTAACCCCCAATTGAGTCTTCTTACCCGAAAATCCTTGCCCAACAATTTGACCGGCTCTTCCTCTCATAGAACACATAAGAAGATTATTATATTCTAAATCATATTGAAGAATACTTGCTACCTGATCTCCTACATCATTCACCTCACATAAAATGTAAGAATTATTATATGCAGTTGCAGCTTCGTGAACAATGCTCGGAAATAGCATTGGTTTAATTTCATTATTTCTATATTTTGCAACTACTTTATGCGGAAATTCAGTAATATCAACAACAGTAAATGCAGAATAATCATTTCCAACACCTCTAGCAACGTCTACAGTAATAAGATAATCATGGTTTTGAATAGGATCCTCATAAACATCTAAACCCGCGCTGCGAGTCTTGGGGTGATCATACGCGAGAGATCTGAGTTTTGATGGGGCGATTAAAGTATCTACTGATCCTAAGAATTCACACTCAAACTCAACCTTGAATTGCTGCTCAGAGGTATTTGCAATCGTTTGTTTTTTCCACTCTTCATCTCGTCCGGGAACTTCACTCCAATGAACATCCGTGAACACATATTCATTCTTACCTTTTTCAGCATCGTGCCACATTCGGTAAAAGTGATTCATACCATGTGGAGTAGAAACTATAATTACCTTAGTCTGTTTACCTGAAGTAATAGTTGGATAAACGGATGCAAAAAAAGAATCTGCAATATGATTTGGAACGAACGCAAATTCATCCAAAAATAGAATGTTGAATGACATTCCTCGGACAGCAGATGCGGATGTTGATGCTGCCAAGATTTTAGATCCATTTTCTAATTCAAGAGAACCTTTGTTCCAGGAGATAATCCCCTGTTGCATCCATTTTGGTAGATTCTCATATGCAGTTTGAAGTCTATCCAAAAGTTCTCTTGCTGTAGCTGCCTTGTTTGCAAGGATACCAATATTTACATTATCATTAAAAACTGCATAATGAAGCAAAAATGACACAACAGTAGTTGATTTGCCAGTCTGTCGTGGCATCTTGCAAATATTAAATCTATGCTTATGGAAGTTATTAATTAACTTTTCTTGAAAATGATATGGAGTAAAAGTTTGTAGACCATGATCAAGAGTAACAATTTTTACGTAATTTTTAGCAAAATAAACAGGATCGTCTTTACACTTAACAAACTCAAGAATTTGTTCTTGGGTAAATTCGATTGGAGTATTTGCTTTTTTTAGTAACGGGTTACCAAGATATACATCATTTGACATAACAAAAACCTACCTATTAATTACAATTCCAACGACGAAGTGCTTTATTGATTCTTGAATCTGGATCTCTTGCAGTTTCTGCCGAAGTTAATCTTTTCTTCATTCCAGACATACGACTACAAAATGACTTACGACGTTGTGCTCTTTTTCCACTTGGATTCTTCTCAGTTACTGCGGTTTGAAGTTTTGATCCTGGATTTTCTCTACGATATGCATTTACCGCTTTTTGACTTAACCCATCAGTTTTATCTTTACGATTGACTGATTGCCAATCCTCCCCAAATTCCACTTGTTCGCCATAAGGTTTTATATATTTTTTACTAGGTCCCGGACTTGCAAAACTTCCACCTTGTGGACCAAACGCCTGAATAAGAGGTTGTCCTGGTTGAAGTTCAGATACAGAATGATACACTAAATTACAATTCGGATAAACTTTTTGAATCTCATCGTTAATTTCTTTGCGAGTGGGAAGTTTGACTTGAGGGAAAAACAATTTAAGTGAGTAATATTTTCCTCTCCATGAAAGAGTCGCTGAAATTACATTTCCGGTTTGTGCTTGCATCCTAGTCGCCTCATCTACTTGAGACTTAAATCCCCTGATAAGTTCAGGATTAATTATATCAACTATTTCCGCGAAAGTATTTCCATCTGCATCCTCAATAGTTACATCCTCTACTTTTACGCAATTTGGATAACTTTTCCTAAACATTATTTTCATACCATTCTTTTTATAACCAGGCCAGCATTTTTCGATTACAATTTCACTTGTAATTTTATCAACTAGGGTTTCTTCAAATTTAGGTAAAGTTGTGCCGACTATTTGCTTTGCTTTTGGTGGCAATTGTGCTTGTTGTGTTGTTGTCATCCTATCAATTTTTTTTGCCGCTGATGATAATTTTTGCGACGAATGAGATTCTGGATTTATTTTATAACCAACCGATTCTTCCATTTCTCCACTAGCAACATAATCTGCTGCAGTATCAATATAATACGCAGCTTTAGTTATTTTGGACTGGACCCATGCTTCGAGACTGCCCTCACCTTTTGCAACTTTTGATTTAAGTCTTTCTGCTGCATTTATAATAGATTCAATTTCAGACCTAGCCATTGAATACTCATGATCTTTTACAGAAACTTTATCCCACGCCTTTCCCCCGTAAGAACATTCGGATCTAGTTTCTCTTTTATCGCATAATGGGCAATATCTTTGTTCTTCCATTGCTTCGGACTTGGTTCCCCAGTTATCTGCACCAACCTTACGGCACTTGACTAGTGCTCCAGATGCATACGCACTAGGCCAAACACTATAACGAGACTTTACCTTATGGTAACAAGCATCTTTTTTGCCACTACTTTTACCTGGTTTGTCTTTAACTTCTTGTAGATTCATCTCTTCAGTTCTTACGTTAGTTGGTTTTGCTCCGCCAGTTTTTTCTGGTTGATTTGGGTCTTGAATATTTTTTCTACGTCTTGCTTTTTCTTCTTCGTCTTTAGAAAGTGTTTTACTCATCTTAGAACTTCCGCACTTAGGGGTGGAAGTTTGACCTTGTTGACGAGCACAAGGTTTTCCTGCCCACTTTCCTCCAAGTTGAACCCATCCTTTCTTACCGTCACTTGACTTTGATTTATTAAACCAATCGTGAAGACCTTCATCTCCAGATTTAGTTTCTTCTTTTACATCTTTAAATTTTTTATGATGCTTTTTGGCATCTGCTTCCATTTTTTTCAAACGAGTATAATAGTCTGGAATTTCATCAAGATGTTGAAGTGCAATATCCATTGCAAGTTCATGATCTTTTGTATGTTCATGTTCGATGGGTTCACCCATATCAAGTTGCTTTTGTATGAAAGAAACATCAAGACGATGTTTCTTTGCAATTTGTTCGACTGTTTTATGTGACTTGATTTGGGGCATTACTCAATTGGTTTTGATTTAGTCTCTTCACCTTTTGCTCTCTTTCTTCTTGCGGCACAATGAGCACGCTGAGAAAATCCTTTTGGATTCGAGCAATCAATACTCTTCTTGTATTTATTACTCCAGTCTTCTTGAAACTGTTTAAATGTCTTCATTTTGAGTTTGTTGTTTTAACAATTTTGCTAATTCTGCAGTTGATCCTACAAATAATGCATTATTAACTGTTGTTGGCCCCTTTTGTTTTTCTTCTTCAACGTCTTTAAGTTTCTTTTGGAGATCCATTAATTTATCAGTCGCATCCGCAACATTTTTAATAAGTTGACCGGCAACTTCATATGCGCGAGGCATTTCACTTTCCTGCGCCAACTCTAAAATTCCATTAATAGCTTCTTGTCCTTTTTCAATTATTGAATATAAATTTCCCCTAGTATACTCATAGTCCTTTTTAATATCATCCACGCCTGACGATATTTTTTCTACTTTTTCAATCGAAGATTCCACTTCAGTAGAAACTATTTCTCCACTTACATTAAAAGTGTCATTTAATTTGTCAAACTTTTTTGTCATTTTCATAACTTATCAAGAATTAGATCCACCAAAACCAAAATCATCGCCATCCTCGATTAATAAGTTATCTGAGGTAGTAATGGACTTGACTTGAGCACCTGCTAAGTGTGATGTAATATTAGTTCCATCTCTACCCCTATCTACGGTGAGAATATTTCCAGTTTTTAACCTTACAAAAACTTCTTCACCTTCTATATCGAGATATGTATTTGTTGAAATTGAACTTGCATTATCTACAGTGATTAATATGTCTTCAGTTGTTACATCTTTGGAAATATTTGTTACAACAGTTCCAGTATAATTTTTGGTTGCTCTTGGTTCTGAAGAGTAAACAACTTCTCTTGTTGGAGAAGATGTGGTATCTCCAGTAATGTAACTGACTGTGGTTTTTTTGATAATATCTTTTGTTGCAGAAGAAATCGGACCAAAAAGATATGTTTTAACAGTAAATCTTAGTGTATAAATTAATACTCTTCTTGTTGTAAAGTTTCCTTCATAATCGTCTTGCATTGTGATATTTTCAAGAACGACTGGAACATCTCTTTTTTCATTAATACCATCGACTAATTCAACCGACATTGTATATGCCGGTTGAAAATAAGGTAAAATTTGCTCAACAATTTGCAAAGCATCATCATTTAATTTAGACATAATACTAAGTTCAAATTGCATATTATATGGAACTGGTAGATATATTTTTTTTGTTTCTGTTCCGTCAGTAGCAGATTTTGCGGTAAAGGTTTGTGTTGTTGTTGATTTTCTCGCTGAATCATAAGTTAACCCAGTAAATTCAAATGACATTCTTGGTAATGTAATTTGAACTGGTTTGTTTAAATCTGGAGATTGTTCTAATCTTGCAAGAAATTTTTGTGTTGGTCCATACGCAAGAGGAATTTTAATTGAACTAACTACAACTCCATTATTATTAGTATGTTTAATACTAATATCATTAAATAAAGAACCAAAGGCAATTACGGTTCTT